AACTCTGGAGTATTGTTTGCTGTCTTAAGACTTACCAGTTTATCTTTAAGATCAATTCCAAACATCTGGAGTTGTTGCCAGAAGTTTACCAAAGGTTCATACAAATCATTCACCCAAATATTTAATCCAGGATACTTTTTGGTAATATAAATCGCAACACTTCCTCCACCAAGAAATGGTTCTCGGAACTCACTATAGTTGCGAAGATCTGGAAAGTAAGGTCCCATTTTCTCACAAGCACGGGACTTACCTCCAGGGTAGCGTAATGGGGTTTTAAGAGACTTCATCACAAAATAACCTCCATCATATTCAAGAGTTGCCCCGCATCAATTTGCTTTTCAGTTGGTGAGATATTTTTTGCAATCATTCTGTAATCATCCTTTTCAAGTTTAAATGTGGCACCAGCACCATCACATTCAACTCGTGAATATACAGTATCCCAATCGGTATATGCAATGGACATACTTTTAGTATCTACAAGAAGCATATATTCAAACGTTTTTTGAATATCTTCCTTTTTCAATTCAGATTTTTTCTTTTTTCCTGGACGTTTGTTAATCAAAACAACACGCTTACAACTTCCATTTTTATTAAAAAGACCCAGGGATCCTTTCATTTCATAAAAAGTTCCAGAATCATCTACAAAATCTTTGCCATCTTCATAATCTCCAACATAGTCCAATTGACCATCACTCCATTTTGCAAAAGATTTTTCTTGCAAATATGTTCGAAATGTTTTAAATGCATTAGATTTCATTTGTGGCGTGTTTGTTGCATTCACACATCCAAAAAATTCTTCAAGATTGATGCGAAAAAAATCAATTTTCATAATCAGGTTTGTTATACTTAAGGTATTCAAAAAAAGTAAGTTTCATTTCCTTCTGCGTCATACCACAATGGGCAGCAGCAGCAGGCAAAGTCATTTTAGCACGAAATAGACCTTCATTTGCCTCTTGAACATTTTTAGGTGTTGTTTTTACAGGAACCTCATATAAAACTTTATATGAAATTTTAAAGGGATTCATTTAAATTCACACTCACACATAATTTCAGTTAATGCCGCAAGAAGATTTACTTCTTGATCGGCAACAAAAGAACCTTGATACATATACTTTGCAATAATCAAAATAGCAGAAGGAATCGTAGAAGGAACCAATGATTCATAACAAGAATCATAAATTCTACGCAAAATAAGATTAGCATCATTATCAAGATTTGCTACTATCCACTTTCTTACTTCAGAAAAGTTCTTACTTTTCATATTTTTAATAAGATCACTTACTGCGATGTCTGAGAAAGATGCAAGAATGCCTGCGTCAATTTTTCCTCCCGTAGCATATCTTTGACATTCGTTGAGGACTCGTCTGAAATCTGGGAAATGTTTGGAGATAATTTCAACAAGAACTTTTTGATCATACTCAATCCGTTCTTGATCCAAAATCGTTTGGAGACGTTTAAAGAACGATCCTGCAAGTTGTGCTTTTTGTTTTCCTTTGATTGTGAAATCAATAACGGCACAACGGGAATGAAGTGGTTCAATAATTTTGTTTTTGTAATTGCAGGTGAAGATGAATCGGCAGTTGTTATAAAATGTCTCAATATTTGCCCGTAAAAGGAGTTGTACATCTGTGGTTGTGTTGTCACTCTCGTCCACAATGATGACTTTGTGTTTAGAAGATCCCGTAAGTGAGACGGTCGAAGCGAAGTTCTTTGCTTGGTTCCGTACAGTATCCAAGAAACGTCCTTCGTCGGATCCGTTGATGACATAAAAATCTGCTCCTAATTCATTACATAGTGCTTTTGCGATTGTAGTTTTACCAATTCCAGGAGGACCAGCAAGAAGAAGATTTGGAATCTCTCCCTTTGCCACAAACTCCTTAAATGTTTTTTTAGTTTCATCAGGAAGAATACAGTCATCAATTACTTGTGGTCTGTATTTTTCCACGAAAAGAAATTCACTTGTCATAATTTAATTTATCCACGAAGGTTTTCTTTCTGGCATACGAAGATAATTAGATGCAACCCAAGGTTTGCTGCTAATGTACATCTTGTAAGCAGTAAAAGTGTCAATAGTTGTGTCCAGTTTAAATTCATCTGGCATCGCACGAGCAAATGGAGTTACTTCAGTAATCTTACCTTTTGGAAACAAATAGTATGCCTCCAATAGAGTATTATAACACGAATGAGGTTTTCCATATCTCAACTGAAACTCATCACATAAGTTCATTCCGTGTTTAATCAACCAATAAGCATTATCAATTGTTTTTGCTGCCCATTGAGTGCAAGGATGATTTCTAAAAGCACCTTTTTCAGTAGCATAGGGGTCTCCATCTTTTTTATGAAGTGGTCCGTAGTTATGATACCATTTTGATGCCACTATAGAAAGCATTTGACAGCACTCAAGAGGCATTTTAGTTATGTGTTTGTCAGGAAGTACTACTGCACTTTCTGCAGGAAACTCACTTGTGGCAAAAATATTCATCCAAATGTTGAATCAGGTTCCAAAGCAATATAATAGCAAAGATTGTACTTAGGATTTGTAAACTGTGCCAGAAGTTTTTGTGACACAACCACATCATAAGCACCGGGAATAATTTTGATGTTTTCTACCTTAAAGTTAAAGGTAAATTCTTTGTCAGTTTCACCAACCACAATCGAGTATTCGTTAGAGGTATCATTCTTCTTATCACGAACTACCAAACGAATTACACCTGCTTCACCAACAGCAGAAAGATCAGGAAGTTGATACACTGCTGCTGCTTTTACCAATTTTTCCAAAGAAGCACTATCCAATTGGAAACATACATCCTGTGAAGGAAGTTGAATGTTTTTTTCTGGAGGAGAAATGATTACATTAGGATCTGCAAAGAAATACTTTACACGACGCTTACCTTCCTTAATGCTCAAATAAGAACCTTCGGCAAAATCGAGATCAGGATCGTTGTGAAGACCAAGACCATTCAAAAATTGATTGAGATCATAAATCGCAAAGTCACGGGGAAACTCTTCAGTAATCTCTGCTTCGGCAAGAATGTTTTTTGCCACAGAAATAGTGCGAAGTTTATTTCCCTGCTTTACAAGAATAGAATTATTAATGCCAGCAAAGTTTTTAAGAATAGTTAGAGTATTGTCGGAGAGTTTCATAGTATTATCTTTAAGTTTCACTTGTTTTCTACCAGATTGAGATGATTAATTAAAAGAATCGTGTAGTGAAGAACTTTAAAAAGATCCGCACGAGGAGTTCCTTTTGTGTCATATCGGTCAATGTATTTGGTCACATTGCCAGCACAAAATCCCTCACGGCGATGGTGTTTAATTTTATCAAGAGTTTGTTCGGTTCCACCACCAGTTCTATCAACATAATGCTGACTATAAGTTCCAGCAATATATTCTTCAAGTTGCTTGAGAATTTTATCTTCGTTGTATTTCCAAAAATGATTTGAGTTGTCGTTCATAATTACAGGAGTTTTTGTAAGATTGAGCATTTCAGTGTGCTCATTCACAGAAAGTGTAAATTCATTCATTGAATAAGGATGTTCGTCCATAATAAAAAGGGGAAGGTCATAATTTACCTTCCCCAATTATATCAGAATGGAACGGATTGGTCAAGGTTGTAAGTTACATGCTCACCACCTTCAGAAGGCATTTTGAAATCAGCATCAACTTTATCATAGAGTTCCAGGAAGGATTGTTTGGTCTCATCATCAAAGCGGTTGATGCAAACTTGGATTGCCTTTGCCTTATCACCAAAAATACTATATGCACGAATGATATGAACCAAACGGCGAGTGCTGATGATTTCCTCAATACCACCATCGTAGAAGGTCTTGCGGATAATATCTGCCCAATCAACCAACCGCTTGCAAAAGTCACGGTCTTCCACACCAAGATCCAGAGCGATGCCTTCCAGAATCTTTTGTTCGGTTGCGGGAACAGGATACCCTTGCTCAAAGGTCACAGGGAAACGCTCAAGGAATGCTTCGTTGAGAACATTAGTGCCGATGAAGCGACCATCATCAGAACCCTTACCCTTGGTGTTTGCAGTGGCAAACACATTGAAACCAGCAGAGGGTTTCACAAAACGACCAATCTTCTTTAGGAAAACACCTTTACCTTCCAGAACAGATTGCAGACACAGAATCTTGTTAGAAGCAAGGTCAATCTCATCAAGAAGCAGAATCGCACCACGCTCCAGTGCTTCAATCACAGGACCATTGTGCCAGGCAGTTTCACCATTCACAAGTCGGAAACCACCGATCAGATCATCCTCATCAGTCTCAATGGTGATGTTGACACGAATCAGTTCACGTTTAAGTTGAGCACACGCTTGCTCAATACTGAACGTTTTACCATTACCCGAAAGACCCGTAACGAACGTTGGATAAAAAAGATTGGAAGAAATAATTTTTTTAATATCGTTAAAGTTACCAAACTTGACGAAGGTATCATCTTTATCAGGAATAAGGTTTTGTTCAGTAGCAGGGAGCACGGCAGGAGCACTGAAAGAACGCTCAATTTCTTCAACACGTTCTTGAGTCACTTCCAGATTCCAACGACCACGATCAGTTTTAAAGGGTTCCAAACGACGAGTTACAGTCTGATAGTTAAGACCACGAGAGGCACAAAAACCTTTCAGGTCACCAGAAGTAATTTCAGAACCATAGAGTTCTTTGATGCTATCAAAAAGAGCTTCGTCGTTCACAGAAGATTTGCGGGGCATAATGTAGTTAGGTGGTTTTGTTTAACTGAAGTTATTATACAAGAAAAAAGGGGGCAGTGAGTGCCCCCTGTGACAGTTTGGAAACTGGTTCAGGCAACGAGGTCAATAAACTCTCCAAGAATTTTTTTATTCATTTTCTTGGACTTAAGACTTTTCACAAAAGCAGATTTAATTTGTGCCTTAGAAGCATCCTCTGAAACAGCAAACTCGGAATCTTGTGCAAGTGCATTCGCAGAAAGTCCAAAATAAGTATGATACCCAGACTTTTTAATCGAAAATGCTTTTTCTTTCTTCCAAGAACTCATCACCTTATCATAATCAGGACCATAATATCCACAATAACGACGAATAAAAGAACCAGCATCACCAGATTCAAGAACACGAATACCAATAAAGTTAATATCGGCAAACTTGTCTCTTAAATTACGAAGGAAAACATCAGTCATTTGATGCCATTCACAGTTCAAAGAATACGTGTTTCCAGTTTTACGGTCACGCAAAAATGAATTATTGCCAATATGAGAAGTGCCCAGATAAGGTCCATCTTCCCAATGACGCTTCACTTCACGGTGATACTTAATACCACACGCCTCACCATCAGTCAAAATCACGCACTGAACTTTCTGAAGTTTGTTTTCCTTTTGAAATTTTGGAAGAATCTGATGAAGGGCAATCATTGATTCATTGAGAGGAGTTCCAGAAAGACTCATACCCAAAGGAGTGGGATATGACTGATAAAAATGTCGACCAAAAGAAGTTGCAATACGGAAAATATTCTTCATTTGATTTTCCAGAGTCTTACCATTTACTTTACTTGTGAGGAGATTCATCATAGAAAACCACTCACCAACTTGAATCATCCCATCTTTCTTTTGATAGGCAAGTTCTCGCATATTTGCCTTACCATTTTGGTCATAAGTCACTAAAGGGTAATCGGTTGTGAAAGCATAAACATCAAAAGGAATTGCAACTTTCTTACAAAACCAAACAAGATTGAAGAGTTGTTTGACGGTATCCAGCATTACCTCACCCATCGAACCAGACCAGTCAAGAACGAATACGAGACCGTGATTCTTACCAGTAGCAAGAGTCGTAACTTTCTTGAAGAGGTCCTCATTGTATTTGTAGGTATGAAGTTTGGAGCAATCCAAAACACCAGTGCGGGCAGTTGTGGCACGGGCATAGGAATCTGCTGCCTTACGACATTCAAACTCTTTTACAAGATAATTGACTTCCTTTTGTGCAGAACGCTTGAATTCTACAAACTGCTTATCAACTGCACCAAAAACATCTTCTTGCTTATAATCACGTTCTCGAATAAAAGCATCCCAATTTTCTTTACATTTATCATGAATCTTTGCGTTGGAAACAATAATCTTTTTCAGGTCAAGTTGAGGAATTTCCAGATAAACATTTTCATATCCATCGTTATTGACAAGATCTTTAAGTGCCTCTTCCAGAGACTCCATTGTCTTTACTTCAGGTTCTTCATCCTTCTCACCACCTTGATTGTTGGGAGTGGGTTGTTGTTTCTGATCTGAAGATTCATCAGAAGAATCACCTTCAGAAGCACCAGATTCGGGTTGATCGTTTTCGCCCTGTTGCTGGTCGGTAATATCAGGAGAAGGTTGATTGTCTGCACCACCATCCTGAGACTCCAGATTATCAAGATTAATTTTAACTTCTTCTTGCTGTTTCTGCTTGCAATACTTATAAAGTGCCTCTGATGCAATCAGCACATCAGCAAAAGTTTCAGCATCAGCAATCAGATTGATAATCTCAGTTTCTTCACCGCACTCAATTGGCACATCAACATAGTTACCAATCTTAAACCACAGGTTTGCACGATCGGCAAGATTATAAGTTTCCAGATTATCATCTTTGATTTGGAAGAAATCGTCGTCAGCAAGTTCCTTGTAACCAGCATAGAAGGTTTTGGCGAGACCAGCATAACGACGCTTCATCAGTTTCTCAATACGAGCATCCTCAACCACATTCACAAACTGAGGAGGAACTTTTGTATTTTGAGTCCAATCTTCATCAGGCGTATAAAGAGCGTGACCAACCTCGTGACCCACCAGAAGGTCATACACGGTATTGCTTGCCTTCTCCCACATAGGTAAAGTAAGAACACGAGTATGAACATTAAAACAAGCAGTATCTACTTTCTTGTGCTCAACCACAAGGTCTTCGGTAGCAAGCAGTTTGGCGAGTTGGGACTTGATTTCGTGATTGACGGTCATAGTTTTGTTTCGTATGGAACCATCATACAAAAAAAGAGGGTGGTGAGACCCTCTTATGTGCCAGTTTGTGAAGTGGTCTCAATTTCTGTTTGGATTTGGCATATTTGCCGTCCCTGGTCTATCAGTTTTAGATCCTCTACCCGATCTTCCACCACGTCTTGGTTGCTCACTATGTTGAGCAGTTCCCTCACCATATTGTGAATCTACACCATGTTTTGCTCTAGTTTGTGCTCTTCCTGCAATTTGATTCAGAATTGATGCTCTGGATCTTGGATTTTTAAAACCAGGACCTTGTGGTTTATAATCTGACTTTGCACCTGGTTCTTCTGCCTTTTCACTCGCTCTCCTTGCAAGTTTTTCAGTCGTTGTCTCTTCAACAATACTCTGCTTCCACTCTTCACTCATATTTGCCATAATCACAAGTGCTGCCTCATTGGTATCGGCATAACCTTCAGCAACCAGGTGCTCAAGAATGCAATCAAAGAGATCTACTTCTTCACGCTGAGAACTTCTTCTAGCCGCAGAGGCACCCAAAGTTTTACCAAGGGAACTTCCTGCTGCGCGTAATGCTTGAGTATGGCGCTTAACTCCCTTATGTGTAGCAACTCTAGCTTGTCTAGCTAATCTAGTAT